TGAACCCTCCGAAGTAGCTGCACTTGCCGCTGCTTCTGTTGCTTTATTTGTAGCGATGACTGCTTGTGCAGTTGCCAGTGTTACTTTAGCTGCACCATTAGTGGTAGCAAGCCCTGCTTGTGTTGTAGCCAACGCTACCTGCGCTTGGCCATTAGTTGTAGCTAATCCTGCCTGTGTTGCAGCAAGCGCTACTTGAGCGGTGGCAAGAACTACTTGTGCAGTAGCCAATGCAACTTTAGCTGCCCCGTTAGTTGTAGCTAGGCCAGCTTGAGTGGTAGCAAGAGTTACTTGAGCTGCTCCATTAGTAGTAGCTAGCCCCGCTTGTGTTGTAGCCAAGGCTACTTGAGCAGTCGCTAAAACTACTTTTGCTTGTGCACCTGATACTGCTGCCTCTGATAAAACTTTAGCTGCTACAGAAGCCTCTTTAGCTGTAACAGAGTCATTCTTTGCTGTAACTGCAGCGTTTTTGGCTGCAATAGAAGCATCTCGAGCTGTCTCTGAATTAGTCTCAGCAGTCTCAGCTGAAGCTTTTGCCGCAATAGCTAAGTTCTTATTTACCAAAGTATCTGATACCGGGAATGTCCAAGCAGAACCTGTGTATATCCCAAGATAGTTTGTTGACGTGTTGTAGTATACCGCACCTGCAGTGAGGGCGTCTCCATCATTGTCTACAGAAGGGTTGCTTGATTTAGCTCCCAGAAACTGATCATCAAATAGATCTCGGGCAGCTTCCGCTGCAGCCTCTGCTGTTTCTGCATTAGTCTCAGCAGTTTGTGCTGCAACCTTGGCTGCTATGGCTACGTCTCTGGCAGTCTCTGTCGCTGCTTGAGCAGCAAGGGCACTAACAAGAGCATTTCCTGCTAGAACAGCAGCAGCACCTGCACCGGAAGAAGTAGCTACACTGGCGGATGTATTTCCATCATAATCAAAGCTACCTCCCGCGTCTGCGGAACTAACTTCGTTATTTAATATTAGTAATCCCATATTATCTCTCCTAGGCTAACCCTAAACCAGTGAAAGACATTGCTATGCTGCCGCCACGAGCAAGCCTTTGTCGTTCCTCGCCGTTGAGGCTATCAATTTGTTCATTAAATAGTATGTCATACTTTTGTATTTCTTTCTCATCGTTAAGATATATAAATATCTCTTTAAGAGTACCGAATAAAAGTATTTTTTCATTTTCATCTCGAAGCCAATTTCCTGCCTCTTGTCCTACCCAGTTGCTTGCGGCTGCAGCTACTCGACCTAAGAAAAAAGACTCTGTCTTATTTGAAGATGCAGTAAAAGAAGTCGCAGTCCCACCTACATCGATTGTTCCAAAATTAGAAACCCAGTTATTAAACTTTGCGGTGTATACTGCGTCAAGTGCGGGTAGTCTTCGGTAGTAGTGAATTTCTATCTGATCTCCACGAGTAAAGTTGCCGTGTAGCTTAAACACACCACCTACCCTTGTGTAAAAGTAGAAGTCTCTAGTTTCACCAAAGCCATCATTAAATGTGCGGGAATCTACTTTCTCATTGTAAACAATACCGGGATTTATAGCTCCTACGTTTGCGTTACGAATAAATACAACTTCAATCATATCGGAGGGTGCAGTGATAGATAATACATTGCCACCCCCCTGAAATGCACTGGGACCAACGTCCGGAGAAGCAGTAGCGCTTGCAGCAGCAATTTCTGCCGCTGTGCCGTCTACCTGATATATTCGTGTAAGCTCAAGAGGCGGCACACGTAGTGTTTTGTAGGCATCATCTGCTGCATAATTAATGCATCGAGATACTACTGAATGAGACAGTACTGAAACATCTCGGTTAGCCCAGTCTCTGATTATTCCTGCGGTAGTCCCGGCATAATCACCTGATCCTACAAATTCTGCGTATGTTGCCATAATAATCCCCTATGTCATAATTAATAAGTCTGGATACTCTGTCTTTAACAGGTACATCAGTCTCTTTTTCTGTGCAGGATTGTGCATAAACTCTGGATCTAGTATGTCTAGATTATATTTAGTATTGAGTTCCAATACCACAATATTGGGGATAGAACACATCTTTTGAAAATGTGACTTCCTGTTACGCCCTGCTTCTCGTTCTTGTTTAACCTCGGCAATAGTACTAGAGATGTCCCCTTCGACTTTCCAGTGACTACCTCCGCCGCTGTCAGTAACAATTTGACCTACTAGGTCTCCTGCTGCTGAACTGTGTTGAAATTTAGCCATGCTGTTCCTCTCATGTATTAAGCGTAGGGACCTGAATCTAGTACTGATGTAAATACACCACCACCACCAAGGTTCCCTACCTGTACTCGGTTTACTTTCCCACTGGTTGTTCCAATTAGTACTTTGTTTACCGTATCGTTAGCGTATATACATACTGCATTAATTACGCCTGCTGCGCTAGTTTCCACAGAATTATTACCACCTAAGGCAATATAAGTAATTCCACTGGCGGCTACCACAACGTGATCAATCGTTAATGCGTTAGCATTCGCTGTAATTTTAATTAACATTTATAACTCCTATTAGTAAAAGAGGACACCCGAAGGTGCCCCCTTTCCTAAATTTACGCTCCGATGTTAGCAATTACACCCCAAGCTTTAGGGTTAGTACACTCAAGAGTACACTCTTCAACGAACATACCTACAGTTGAGTCACCATTCTGACCTACGTCAACTTCCTGCATAGGACGAAGAGTAGCTACTTTGAACCACATTGGATCATATACGAGAGCCATTGCGTCTGCAAATGCAACTGCATCGGCAGAAGTACCCAAGGTACCTGTTACGTTCTTAGCGAGACCCATGATGTAGTTAGGCTCAACCATGATGTCACCAAAGTCGGACATGTAGATGTCTACTGCCTGACGCAATGAACCAGCTTCGTCAATGTTCCGGCGTACGTTTGATCCAGCAGCTTGTGCTTTAGCAGAGAATGTACGGCGGTTCTTTGGGGACAACATTACTTTAGTTGCCTTGCCACCAGCTTCATAAATGGTTTGCATGATTTGGTCAATGTGAGTTAACTCAAGTTCACCAACGTTTGCAGATGTGGATTCGGTTGAGAAGTTACCCAAGCCTGTGCCATTTTCTGCTGCAGTAACGCCTGCTGTAGAGAAACGAGCAGCTGTGTTACTTCCGTCTGTTGATGCAACGTTAATTACATTTTCAGCCCAAGAGAATACACCAGCCATTGTACCAGCTGTGCCAGCGGCACCTGGAACTGCAATGTTCAAAGAGTGAATCAAATCAGACTCGATGTCACGGCGCATTTCTGTGCCACGCTTCTTTAGCTGATAAGCATACTCATCTGCAACGCCTGCTTGATCTACTGCACGCTTGGTGCCAGAGACTGCAACAGTTTTTGCGTTGATCTGTGTGTAGTTGCCGAGACGCGAACGGTTACGATCTGCTGCTGTAAGTGCAACACCGCCTCCTGAACCGTGATCACCACCAGCAGTCGTACGACCATCTGGAGTAACTGCGGAGAAATCAGCACCTTGAGAAACTCGTGAGTTACCCGGAGCTGCTAGCTCGTCTGTTTGCCACTCGTGGTATACACCTGTAGCTTTAGTTTTGCCGATTGAAGACATGAAAGGAGTTTCATCGCGAGTAATCATCGAGATAAAGTTTGCTAAGTCTTCTTTTTCGGATACGGAAGCGCTTGATGCGCCCGAAGGAAAGCGGTTGCCTGTTGCGCCCACTGCTTGTGTTGAAGCACCCGAAGTGCCATAACGTCCTGTTGCCATTTTATTTTACCTATATTAGCCGAATACTGGCTTATCGTGTCGGCGCAAACTTCTTCAGAAATTCCATCTGTTCTTCTCTCGAAGAATTTTCGCTGAAAGCTCTTGATTTAGTCATCGCCGCCTGATCTTGTTTTCGTTTAGCAGGTGTTTTTGCCTTTTTAGCAGGCATCTTTTTAGCAGGTATTTTAGCACGCTTTTTAGCGCCACTTGCAATACCTTGCTTTAGTCTACGGAATTCGTCTACAAATTTGACCAAGCTAGGGTCTGATACTACGTCAATTAAGGCCTCCGGAAGACCTTCATCTAGTGCAAATTCTCGCACAGACTTTTGAACGGATGCATCCCAGTCAGGAATGATGTTCGTTATAGTATCGTTAAAATGTTTGACAGAGTCATTAAACTGTTGTTGCTGTAGCTGTTGCCTTTGCTGAACTACTTGAGTAGAGAGGCTTTCCCTCTTATTCCTAGCTTGCCAGTAGGCAGTTTGCGACTTAGTCTGTTCCTGAGTTAACTCACCAATTTCATAAGTATCCCCCTCACTTTGAGCTTTTATAAGCTTCTGAGAGATTTCGTGATAATTCTTCTGGTGATTGGTTTCATCAGTATAAACTTCGTTAGCAACAATGCTTGCTAAAGTTTCTATTTCACCTAATTTTTGAGTACGCTCTTCTTCTAAAGATTTACGAGCTTCCCCAATTTCACGACCTTGTTTACTAAGATGTTGCTTGGTAGCAGAACCAGCAATCCACTCTGATAGAGAGCGAGTTACTTCCTCACCATCAATCTTGTGGGTCACCATAATGTCTTCCAAATCATCCATTGCAAAAGTTTCAACTTCGGTAGCCGCAGCATCTCCGTCTTCCTTTTCAGTGGGTTCTTCTTCTTCATTATCTGGTTCAGCATCATCTTCATATTCGGCAGATTCTACAGGTTGTTCAAGGTCTTCTTCTGTTCCTGTGTCTTCTGAGTCCTGATTCTCAGGCTCGGGTTGAGATTCGTCCGGTGTCGGAACTATTCCAGCTTCCTGGAGTATTTCTGATCGGCTCATAATGTCTGCGAGCATCTGGTCTTCAGAACCGCTGTCAACAATGTTATCATCCGTTTGGGTAGAAATATTATTATCAGCCATTATTCATTTACCTCCGTTTTAGTATTATACGGGTTATCCTTCCCAAAATTGGGGTTACCTCGTTTCTTTTTCGGAGTATTCTCTTCAACTAGACCAAGCAGGGCTGATCGATATTCGACTAGGCCCCGTACAACGCCAGCATCGTTTCTAATACGATTTGCTCCGGTAAGGTCTATTATATGTTGGTTAATAAAATAGTCAATTGATTTGTCAATGTTTTCTACTACTTTATTTATTGATTCGTTACTACTCTTAATCATTGCTGTCCACCTCACCTAACGTTTCCATAATTGGAATGTTACGACCTTTAGTCTCAATACTAATTAACTTCTCTTTAACGCTACCTAGCGCCATAGAGCAAGCATATAAATGTTCTCGAGTCTTGGTCTCATGAGGTTCTGTCTTCAGCCACTCTAAAAAGAAATCTACTAAGATATCTCCGTAGGCTGAGTCGAAAAAGCTGTTTCTCATCTCTGCTGAGAACTTAGCTTCTTGTAGTGCTATTTGTGATAGACGATCAGGATGCATCTTCTTAGTCATCCGCTTTTCACCTGCTTCTCTGTACTTTTCCATAATTTACCTTGTAAACACATCATCCTTTCGGGTAGAGGTGTGGGGGTTAGAAGAGGGGACTATTGTCCTCCTCCTCCCATAGCTTGCTGTAGTAACTGTACTGCTTGCGCAGGCTCAATTCCTAACTTCTTTACCATCTCGTCTAAGGATTCTTCGCCTTGTCCTGAAGGCGCAGCTTCAATAGATTTAACTATCTCAATTGCCTTCATCATTATTTCGTCCATATTTCCCTTAACTGGGAGATGGTCTGGCGGCACTTCTGCTTTAATCGCTGCAGTCTTGAGCTTAGCCCATTCTTGACTGTGCCGATCGAGCGCAATAGCCGTTTGACGGATGTTATCTTGGAGTGCATTATCTGCTTGCACTTTAGTGTAAACTGAGTTAGCTTCAGCTTGCTTTGCTTTAGATTCTTCAACACGGGCAGTCATCTCCTTAATCTTCTCACCTTCTGCAGCAGCGGCTTTTTGTTGTTCGCCTGCTTCTTTTAAGAATTCCTCGGTAGTATGATCACGAAGATAGTTTTCTGGTTTAAGGTCTAGAGTGTTAAGTAAGTCAAAGGCAATAGTAGCTATCGCGTCTGGCTTAATCATACTCTCTGCACCTGCTTCTTTAAGCATAGGTATTAACTGAGAAGCAACTAACATGAGCTTGTCACGTTTGTTACTATTAGAGTTTTCACCCAAATTTACATCAACTTCCAGTTCAATACATTCTGGTAAGTTCTTTAAATCTACGTCAAGTATTTCCCCTCTACGATCAGACATGATAGTAACTTCATCCATGTTGGCTCGTATAGTTTTAAATACTCCGTCACATAACCGCTTAAATCCGCCCTCTGCAAATTTACGTGCAATGTGTTGAATACGTTTTTGACTTGCATTCATTACTTGACTTAGCTTCATTTCACTGTTACCGGAAACGTATAACTCGTCATTTAGTCCCTGAGCTGCTTTAGACATACCTGTCGCTTGCTCTTTATGTACCTGTAAATGCTGTAGCAAAGGTACTGTTCCCGCGCTAATTGCGCTGGGTGGCAAGTCTGCTACTGCACCTTGAGGATTACCGTTTGTAGGAATGATCTGCTTAGGCCGCATGTTTTGCAGCGCAGAAAAATCCACTACGTTAGGATCAGCTAATTTAGGTGAGTAGTTAGTTAAGTATGTGTTCTCTACAAATCCACGCAAAATAGCAGTGGAAGTAAGGGTAGTAGAACGGGTCATGTCAGCTACGGAGAGGCCA